AAGAAAGCAGAATGGGCTACATATAGGCAGGAATTAAGAGATTTTCCTGCAAGTCACACAACATTTACTGTAACCTTGGATGGCACAGACACAGTGTGGCCTGTTCAACCTTCCTAGTGTTTTTAAAAAATAATTATTGGTTTTATGATAAAGCACTTAATCCAAAAGTGTGTCAGCAAATAATTAATTATGGTAATTCTTTAAAAGAAAACGCAGGTGTTACATCTGATACAAGTGAAGGCACTGAGGAAGATAAAAACAAATTAGCTCAAATCAGAGAATCTAGAATAGCTTGGATTCCACAACTAAGATGGCTTAATATTTGGTTTTGGGATTTTGCTATGAACGCAAATAAATCTGCGAATTGGGATTTTGATGTTAATATGTCTGAACAATATCAATTTACAAAATATAGAAAAGGTCATTTTTATGGTTGGCATCAAGATTGTGGACCTGATAATGTTGGAGATGGTTTACAAAGAAAACTATCTTTAGTTTGCACATTAACTGATCCTTCTGAGTATGAAGGAGGACAACTAGAAATATGTGATCCACAAATGTCTCCTATCAGAAAGTTAGAAGATAAAATACATAGTGAAGAAAAATGGTTCAATCAAGGAACAGTAATTATTTTTCCTAGTCATATGTGGCATCAAGTAAAAAAAGTTACTCAAGGTACTAGATATTCTTTAGTGACATGGTTTAGAGGAAAGGAGTTTGAATGACAACATTTGAACAAGAAAATTACGTTATAATAAAAAAAGCTATTAGCGAAGAGATAGCTAGTTTTGTGAATGAATATTTTAATATGAAAATGAAGGTTACAGCAAAACTTTTTGAAGCAAATATGATTTCTCCTTTTGAAGAAAACTATGGAGTATTTGATGACCATCAAGTTCCTGGTGCTTTTTCTTCTTATTCAGATATAGCTATGGAAGTTTTACTTAATGCCTTACATCCTTTAATGGAAAAAGAAACAGGTATTAAATTAATACCTAATAATTCTTATGCACGTGTATATTTAAAAGGTCAAAAATTACCAAGACATAAAGACAGATTTGCATGTGAAATATCTACTACCCTTAATTTGGGAGGAGATCCATGGCCTATTTTTTTGGAGCCTGATGATAAAAAAGGTATAGAAGAAAATGGAAAATACATATCTGAAAATAGTAAGGGTCTTAAAGTAGATTTAGGTCCTGGTGACATGTTAATATATAAAGGAAATTTACTCGAACATTGGAGAGAACCTTTAGAGGGAGACAGATGTACACAAGTATTTCTTCATTATAACAGAGCTGATCATAAAGAGCCGCCATTTGATGGAAGAGAATTTTTAGGTTTACCAAGTTGTTTCGTATTAGGCAAAAAATAAAGTTTTACAGTAAACATTTTTCTTTATTAGAAAAACCCATACCTTCTAAAAAGAAAGTGCCTTTATGGTATAAAAAAATGAAAGGTTATCCTCATGGTAAGGTCATGAGTGGGTCTGTAAAAAAATGTGTGCCTTTCTTAGATGCTTTAACATCAGGATATTTTTTAGTAAATAATTTTGAAATATTTATAACTTGGAGAGAACAAGGTGTATTAGATATTAGATATAATCAAAATTTAGAAAAAGAAGAAGCTTATAAATTAGGTTCAGGAATTAAAGATCATTTACCTTGGCAGATTAATGATGATTTTTATAATGATAATGAAATAAAGCACGCTTTAAAATTTGATAATCCGTGGAGCATAGAAACACCAAAAGGATATAGTTGTATGTTTTTAAATCCTCCAAACAATCCATCAAACTTTAGAATTATGGAAGGCATTGTGGACACGGATAAATATAAAATGAATGTTAATTTACCTTTTGTATTAAAAAATTTTAATGAGGAAGTATCAATACCTGCAGGACAGCCTCTTGTGTGGGTAGTTCCTTTTAAAAGAGAGTCGTGGAAAATGGAAATACATAACTATGACTTGGAGCCAAAAGATTATTATATTAATTTCTTTAAGCAATTTTTAGATAATTATAAAAACAATATATGGAGTAAAAAAGAATATGATTAAACCTGAAGAAATAAAAGATAAGAATTTTAAGTTATTTTTAGGAATGCCTATGTATGGAGGAATGTTATCTGAAGCTACATTACATGGTTTATTGGATTTACAACAATGGTCGTTGTCAAAACAAAAAAATGTTGAAATGAGAATACAGACCATGGGTAATGAAAGTTTAATAACTAGAGCAAGAAACACGATTGTGTCAATGATGATGGATGCTCAAGATTATGTTGCGACTCATTTACTTTTTATAGATGCAGACATTGGTTTTAGTTGGCAAAACGTTGAAAGATTAATTTGCGCTGATAAAGACATTGCCTGTGGAGTATATCCTAGAAAACATTTACATTTAGAAAAAGCTAATAAATATATTCAAGAAAATCCTGATATATCTCCTGATGAATTAGAGGCTAGAATATTAGGGTATAATATTAACTTTGATAACCCTAAAGAATTAAAAGGAGAAAATGGATTTTTCAAAGTACAAGAAGCCGCTACAGGAATGATGTTAGTTAAAAGAGAGGTTTTAAGAAAAATGATGAAAGCTTACCCTGAAAGAAAATATGAATCTGATCAAATTGTCAATGGTGGCTACTATAAATCAGATAATTGTTACGATTTGTTTGCAGTTGGTCCTTATGAAACTTTGGATCAAAAAAGATATTTATCAGAGGATTATTACTTTTCAAGATTGTGGCAACAACTTGGTGGAGAAATTTGGGCAGATTTAGCAAGTCCATTAACTCATTTTGGAAACAGAGCATTCAAGGGACATGTAGGTACTTTAATAACAAAAGTAGATGATTCAAATAATAGATAATTTTTTTAGTATATATAGTAGAGACTACTATTTATTTGCGAAACAGCTTACGTTTCATGAGTCATCAAATTATAAAAATCTTATGGGATTTGATGACAAGCATGTAGATTTTCCAGGACGCAGAACTTTACAACTTAGCACAGAGTCACCTTTCTTTTATCTAAATATTGTAAATAATGTTTATGATAGGTTTGGTATAAAATTAGACGATACAGCAGGAGTATATTGTCATGTTAGATTTGAAAACGATAGAGATGATTGGATACACACCGATAAAGGAAAAACAATATTGGTATTTTTATCTGAAACAAATTTAGACTCTGGAACATGTTTTTTTGATAACAATGATAATCTTACTGATAACATTAGTTTTATACATAATAGAGCTGTAATGTTTGACGGTAATATAAAACACATGTCAAAAAAAAATTATGGTTCAACAATAGAAGATGGCAGGATGACTATTAACATATTTATTGAAAATGCTTAAATCTGTAAAAGAAGGGTCTATATTATTAAAGCCTCAATTTCTACCTTTAGAGGTTTATAATTCCACTCTTGATATATTTAACAACAATAAATTTTATGCAACATATCAGCCTTCGGAAATATTCTATGGTAATAGATTACAGGCTTATCCTTGTCATCAGTATATATTAAGAGAAGATGAAAATAAAATATTTACAGATCTTATGTGTCAATTATTAGAGACTCCTATAGAACTTTTTACCATTGCAAGAAAAATTATAACCACAGAGATACAACAGTCAAAGTGCAATACAAAATATGGCTACATACATCAGGACTCTCATTGTGATCTAGCGGCTGTATTACCTTTTGATCAAACAGTAGACGGAGGAACAGCTTTCTTTGAGAATATTTGGGATAAGTATCCCGATATAACAGTAGGCGCATATCCTAACAGGCTTATTGTATACAACTCACAAAGACCTCACTCGCCTTCACATGATTTTACATTTGCAGAAAGAAAGGTTTTAGCCTTTATGATAAAGTTGAAATGAAACTAGAAGTAATACAGTTTTCAATTCATAGTTTATATTCTGTCTATATTGTAAGAGATTATTTATCTCAAGAAGAGTTGCACAAGCTTGATAAGGCTCTCAGAGATAAAACAGAAATAGATGAGATGAATAAATCTACTAATGTAAAAGGTAATATGACTTCTTATTCTGCTCTACAAGATGTACAAGAATGCACAGATTTGATTGGTAAGGCAATCTTTACCATTGATTCAATAGTTAAACTAAGGAGCTCTCATGGAAGAGATAATTTTCTATATCGTGTTACTGATGCTTGGGGAATGAGACACAACACTAATGACTATTCTATAAATCATGCTCATTATCCTTCTCATTGGTCTGCTGCTTTTTATACTACTGTGCCTGATCCTAAGCCATTTATGAAGCTTATTGAGTTTAATAATAAAATAGAATTGGATAGTAATATGTTAATTATATTTCCTGCTATGGTTAATCACGAGGTATCTATTAATGAATCTGATAAAGAAAGAATATCAATGGCTTTTAACATTGATGTGGAAAAACAGTAAAACTGTAGTATATTATAGAAATGTCCTTAGTAAATTTTAGACCAGCTCCAGGTATTAATAAAGAAGTCACCGATTACACAGGTGCAAATAAGTGGACTGACGGTGATATGGTTAGATTTTTCCAAGGATTACCGCAAAAAATAAAAGGTTGGGAAAAATTTATATCTACAACCCTTGTAGGAGTGGCAAGAGATCAGCACGCTTGGGTGGCATTAGATGGCACAAGATATAACGCCATAGGCACAGACAGAAAATTATACGTAATAGAAGAGGGTACTGCATTTGACATTACTCCTTTAAGAAGAACACAAGCTCGTACAAATCCTTTTACCACTAATGCCACTACTTCAGTTGTTGTTACTGATACAGCACATGGTGCTCATCAAGGTGATTTTGTTACTTTTGATAGTTTTAGTGCAATAGATGGTTTAGATATGAACAAAGAGTTTGAAGTAACTTCTATTGTAAACACTTCCGCATATGTCGTAACTCATACAAGTGCCGCTTCAGGATCTACCGCTTCGGGCGGAGGCACGGGCAATATGAAGTATCAAATAAACACTGGTCCTTCTCTGTCAACTCCAGCTTTCGGTTGGGGTACAGATACCTGGGGATCAGGTACATGGGGCACACCTTCAACCACATCAAACGTAACATTAGAAGCTAGACAATGGTCATTAGATAATTTTGGTGAAGATTTAATAGCAACTGTTTTAAATGGTGGTGCTTTTAAATGGGACACATCAGTAGGTGTATCAACAAGAGCATCTCAAATTACTAACGCTCCCACAGCTTCAAGGCTAAGTTTGATATCTACTCCTGATAGACATTTAATGTTTATGGGTACTCAATCGACAATAGGTTCAGAGCCACAAGATGATTTATTAATAAGATTCTCTAGTCAAGAAGATATAGAAACTTATCAACCAACGGCTGAGAATACAGCTGGATCACTAAGAGTTGCTGACGGATCGCGAATCGTGGCCGCAGAGAGATCAAGGGGTCAGATACTTGTATGGACTGATACTTCTTTGCACTCTCTACAATTTATAGGTCCACCATTTACTTTTGGTATGAGACAGTTAGGTAGAAACTGCGGTATAATTGGAAGTCATGCTGGTGTAGATATTAACGGTGTAAGCTATTGGATGTCACAAGACTCATTCTTTTTATTTGATGGTACAGTTAAAAAATTACCTTGCACTGTAGAACAGTTTGTTTTTGATAACATAAATCAAACAGGAGCAGAAAATGCTTTTGCAGGACATAACGGTGAATTCAATGAAATATTATGGTTTTACCCTAGAACAGGATCAGATCAAATAAACGCTATTGTAGCTTATAATTATTTAGAGGGAACTTGGTGGACAGGAACATTAGCTCGATCAACGTGGATTGATAGAGAAGTTTATGATAGCCCTATAGCTACTGAATTCTTTCCTTCAGCAATAGCTAACAACGAAGTTATTCTCGGACTAACAGCAGGATCTAGTCAAGCATTTATACATGAGACAGGAAATGATGCTGATGGAGCAGCAATTACAGCTTATGTAAAGTCAGGTGCAGTAGAATTAGGGACAGGTGATGAGTTTTCATTTGTATCAAAATTAATTCCTGATATACAAAATCAAGAAGGAGTTTTGAACGCAAAGTTAGAGTTTAAAAATTATCCAAATAATAGTATAAGTGTCACAAAAACTGCTAGCTTTACTGATAGTACAGAGTTTGTTAGTTTAAGAGGCAGAGGAAGAGAGTTTACTGTTAATCTTGTGTCTAACACTACAGGCACATCTTGGAGGGCGGGTACTCAAAGATTTGATATACAACCTGATGGCAGAAGATAATGGCTAAATTAGTTTTACAAAGATTTCCTGATCCAAGACCTGAGTATGATGCTCAACAGTCTGCTGAACTTATTAGACAATTAGAAGAATTAATTCAACAGTTGAATACTCAATATACACAAGACACTCAAGAAGAGGCAACAAGAAGGGCATGGTTCTTTAGTGGCTGACGTATTTAAAAGATTTACACAAACAGCTCCTAACACAGCTGTTAACACTATTTTTACAGTTCCAACAGCTGATGTTGCAACGTCACCACCAATACCTGTTTCAACTTTTATTGTTAAAACAATTATACTTCATAACAGTGCGGGCTCAGGAAATGTTGTTGTAAAGTTATTTCATAACAATGGATCATCAGACGTAGAAATTAATAATATAACCGTGGCTCACGGAGCGACTCAGCAACTCAATGGTCCTTATGTTTATGCTGCTGGAGACGCTTTAAAACTTCAAGCCGATGCAACAACTCTTAGTTCAGATGTTTCTATATTGGAGATTAAGCAACAACTATAATGAGATTAATACAAGATGGGATGTTGAATAAAGAAGCCTGTGACGCATTAATTAATCTCTATCAAAACAACAGGCCACTAACTAAATTGTGGCACAGCACAAATACACTAAATTTAGCGCAAGTAGAAAATCAATACGATCAATTAGCAAAAAAAATAATATTTGGTATGACAACTTTTTTAAGCACAAAAGGAGCTGTAGTTTATCCTGAACTTTGTCAGGTAGTTCACAGATCTGAAGGTACTTCACACGGTTTACACGTAGATGATGCAAGAACTTCAACTGTAATGACCTCTATAACATACCTTAATGAGGACTATAAAGGTGGAGAAACATTTTTTGAAGACGATTTTGCAGTCCCACCTAAGTTAGGTAGATCCTTGTTCTTTGATGGAAGAGCTTTTAGGCACGGTGTAAATGAAATCAAAGGCAACAGATTCACATTAGCCATATGGTACGCATCAAACGTGAGCGATTTTTATGGAATTAGTTAAACCTCCGCTCCCTAAAGAAATAGAAAGAAGAATTGCGGAGAAACAGATTCTTAGTTATGAGTTTGTTACCTATCTACAAGATCTTATGAAGAGCATTATTAAGAATGAGGATATTGTTAGACATCAATTTTCTAAACTTGCAAAATACAGAGTTTTAAAAATAAAAGAAACAGACATATTAGAAAAAGTAGCAGATAGATATAGATGGCCTAGAGAGTATGAGAAAAAACAACCTTCAATTGAAGTCGTAACATTGAGTGGCAAAGTAGTAGAAAGTGATTTTAAAGAAGACAACTTTGCTGATGCTTTTGAAAATACTTGCAGATATCTCGCAGGAGAAGAATTGATATTGCATCGATGTCAAACTTTAACAAAAAATTTAACATATACTTGTAATCTTTTTTCATCAATACTAGGTAGAAATTTAAATTTTAGCGGACATATGAGATTGGGCAGTAAACCAATAAAATCAATAAGTTTTTCTTATGATTACCATATTATAATAAAAAATGCTTATGGGCTTTTAAAATGTAGTTTAAATGGTAAGATAAAAATACTCAAAAAAGAAGGAGCTATTTTTGTTCGCAAAGGTACAAAAATTAAAATACAAGAAATTAAAGAACCAACGTTTTACATAATTTATCATTTATGAATATTTTTAGAGCACAAATAAAAAAAGACATTATAGATCTTTCTTTGAGCACAATACAAGATATGAAAAAGTCTATGAACGAAGTAAGTTGGAACTGCGATATACGAACATCATTCAACCTTACCGACAACATATTAAATATTAAAGAATTATGGCCATTAAAATTTTCTATTCTTGAAAGCATACATGCGTACATGTTGAACAATAATAAGTTTTTTGAAGGATATATAAAAAAGTCTTGGGTCAATATATATGAAAAAGGTTTTTATCAAGAGTTTCATAATCATAAAGATGAAGTTGTAAAATATATTTGTGGTGTGGTTTATTTTACACCTATGTCAAGTTCAATAGAGTTTGGCATTGAAGAGAGGATTGAGCACAAACCTGAAGTTGGTGACATTTTAATTTTTAATGATGATCAATTACATAGAGTTTTACCTCACAAAGATAGTGATTTAAGAATAAGTTTAGCTTTTAATTATCAAAAAATAGACACATGGAAAGGACTTAAATGAAGATTTGTATACTAGGGGGAGGTACAGCAGGTTTTATGACTGCAGCGACATTAGTTAAATTATTTCCACAACATGAGATAAAACTTATAGAGTCTCCTCAAGAAAAAACTGTTGGTGTCGGTGAGAGTACAATATTAGGTTTTAGGTCATGGCTTAAACTTTTAGATATCAAAGATGAAGACTTTATGAGAGATTGTAATGCTATTTACAAACTAAGCATAAAGTTCACTGATTTTTATAAAAAAGGTGAGAGCTTTCATTATCCATTCGGAGAAATTAAATATCCTTTAGATGATTGGTGGTTATGTAAAACAGCAGACTCTGATTTACCTATTGATACCTATGCTTCTTATAATTATGAGGCCATGACTCAAATAGAGTCAGGACTAATGCACGAGCACGTTAATTTTAAAAAAGAAACTGCTTATCATTTCGATGCAAAGCTTTTTGCCGATTGGCTTAAAAAAAAATATTGCATACCTAAAGGGTTAAAATATATCTCGGAGCATATCAAAGATATTGAACAAGATGATAATGGAATAAAATCACTGAATGGAAAACATGAAGCCGATCTTTATATAGACTGTACAGGTTTTAAATCTATATTACTTGGAGAAACTCTTAAAGAACCTTTTGAATCTTATGAAGATTTATTGCCAAATAATTCAGCTTGGGCAACTAAAATACCTTACAAAGATAAAGATAAAGAATTAGTGCCGTACACAAATTGCACTGCTCATAATAATGGATGGATATGGAATATACCTTTGTGGAATAGAATTGGTACAGGTTATGTTTATTCAGATAAATTTACTAGTGATGAAGATGCATTGTCAGATTTTAAAAATTATCTAGGAAAAAAAGATTTGGAGTTTAATAAAATAAAAATGAGAGTGGGAATACATAGAAGACTGTTTGTAAAAAATGTATGCGCTGTTGGTTTATCTGCTGGTTTTATCGAACCTTTAGAAAGTAACGGTTTATACACTGTTCATCAGTTTTTAATTACTTTAGTTAGACAGATGCAAAGAGAAAAGATAAGTCAATGGGATAAAGACAACTATACATTTGGTTGTAAAAAAATATTTAAACCATTTGCAGACTTTGTAGCTCTTCATTACGCTTTATCACATAGAACTGACACACCTTATTGGAAAGCAAATTTTAATAAAACTTGGGACGAAAAATTGTATACATTACAGCCTACGTCAGTTTACACCTTATTAAATCACGCATTTTTAAGAGATGAAAATTTTTCTTTTGACACACAAGGAGGAGCACATTGTATAGCGACAGGTATGAATTGGAAACCTAATGATGAAAATATGATAAAATTACAGGACATTACAATGAAAGATATAAAAGAAAGGGCTGAAGAAATAATGAAAGAATTAAAGGAAAGAAAGGAAAAATGGAAAAAAGAATGTAATGAAGAAGGTGTTTCATTTCATGATTTTCATAAACATAATGTTTATTACTAACGAAAATTTTTTATCAAAAGATAGCGTTGACTTTATTGAAAACAAAGTATTGAGCAGTTCTTTTCCATATTATTTTAACGCACATACCATATATGATCCGCCTGATAACAATGCATATATGGGGCACGATATACTTAGAAGACCTGAGGAAAGAAACGAAGGAGAAGTTTTTAACTCTAATTATGGAGAACCTTTTTTAAAAATACTTAAAGAATTTACAAGTTCGATTGATTATACCCTCACAGATATTTATAGAATATCCGTAAACATTACCTTTGCGGGAATCACAGAAAAATGTCCTACACATATAGATCATCCTTATCCTCATAATCAATTATTGATATATTTAAATGACTGTGATCCTATAGCTAATACAGTTGTTTTATCACAAGATAAGTCAAAAATTGAAC